ATCGTTTTGGGTGTATAATGGCTATGTAAAGTACAATTCAGTCTGAACCGAAAACGGTAAGACGCCAATCGCAGTAATGCTTGGTGTTTTTTTTGTTTATAATTTAATTAGTAATTTTATGACACTGGAGGAAAGAATCAAGGCATTTCAAGAAGAATACAAGAAATTGTCTGAGAAATATCAACTCGATCTTCAGGCACGGATACAGCCAGCAATGGGTCTGATAGATATTAGTCCAAAAGAGGTAGCCAAAGAAATAATTACAGAAAAATAATGTTTATTTTCGGACTACTTACAGGGATAACACTTTGTATTTTTGTTCTTTTGGCAGATGTGTGGCTTTGGAAAACAAGAAAACGAGCAGAAATTGAGAGAAAAATAAACGAGTGTATTTCTCCAAATAAAGCTGTAGTAATAGTTCCAAAGACAGTTAGACAGCAATCGGCTGAAAAAACACTTAAAGAAAATGAAAAAAATGGCTTGCCGACACCTATTGAAGACTTATTTATATGAAAATACTACCACAAGGGAAGCGGATCGTAGTCGAGATAGAAGAAATGACTGAAACAGAAGCCGGCATTATCCTTACATCGAATGCTCACATAATTCACGAAAAAGGTACAGTTAAAGAAGTGGGAGATATGGTTTCTAGGGTAAAACAGGGGGATATAATTCTTTTCAAGTCTTGGTATTTAGATTCCATAGAATTGGATAAAAAAACAATCCATTTTCTTGATGAAGAAGGTATCATGGCTGTTATAAAGTAATGTCAGATCATCTCCATAACTGTAAGACACTTCTTGACACTAGCGAAATAGTTATCGATTATTGTATCGAGTGTAAAAAAAGGCTTATCTATCGCAAGTGCCGAAGAACAGGAAGAATAGATAATCAAAAGTACAAAAGAGATCATAAGAGGGACTTACTCCAGTGGTACGATAAGGAATATGAAAGGTATTATGGCAACTCCAAAACAAAAGAAATTCGTTAAGGAGTATATAGACACAGGAAATGGCACCAAATCCGCACTTAAGGCTTATGACACAAAAAATATAAACGCAGCCGCAGTTATTGCAAGTGAAAACTTAAGAAAGCCTAAGGTTATTGAATATCTGGAAAGTAAAGCGGGAAAAGCAGCAGAAAGAGTTGTTGTATTATCAGAACAGGAAGATAATTTACCAGTTGCTCTTAACGCATCAAAAGATATTTTAGACCGAGCGGGATTTAAGCCAATCGAGAAATCCCAATCAGTCAATCTCAACCTGAATGCTGAACTAAAGAATTCGAAGGAATCAAGAAAGTTGATTGACGAATATGAGTCGAAACTTAAGACTATGCTAAAAGATCCGAAAAATGATTGAAGAACTATCAATTCACGCTTTCATCCAAAAGTATGAGGTGAAAAACGAACAAGGACAGCCGATAGATTTTTACAACCATTTTTTTCTCTTTGACATCTACAAAGACTTCAGCCCAAAACTTTGTATTATAAAAGCCGCGCAGATAGGAGCATCGACAATGGAAATTCTGAAATGCCTCTGGGCGGTAAAAAACAAAGGAATAGACGCGGTGTATATACTCCCGACTGATAATGATGTTTCCCAAATGGTGGGTTCAAAAGTGAATCGCATTATTGCTCAAAACCCTATATTGATGGAATGGACGAAAGACAAGGACAGCGTAGAGCAGAAGCAGGTCGGAAATAATTTCATTCATTTCAGGGGTTCTTGGACGGAAAAAGCAGCGATAATGGTAACAAGCGACTGGAATCTCACAGATGAGGTGGATGCTTGCAAACAAAATGTAGTCGAACAATACTCTACTAGATTACAACATTCAAGATTAAAGTGGGAACATTTTTTCTCTCATCCAAGTGCTGTCAGCACCGGAATCGACAGATACTGGCAGAAGTCCGATCAGAAGCATTGGTTCATAAAATGCGGTTGTGGAGAAGAACAGTTTATGGAATGGCCGAAGTCGTTTGATATGGAAGCAGAGGTTTATATCTGCAAATACTGCGGAAAAGAGCTGACAAATGAGGAACGGCGAGTGGGAAGATGGGTAGCGAAATACAACGATAGGGAATTTTCCGGCTATTGGATCCCATTGTTCATCGCCCCGTGGGTTACGGCTAAAGAAATCATTGCTTACAACAAAGATAAGTCAGATGAGTATTTTTATAACAAGGTTCTTGGTTTACCTTATATCGGAGGGGGAAACAAACTTACCAAAGCCCATTTGATGCAGAATTTAACCGGAGACGAAATAATTACGCCAGAGGACAACGAAAGAGTGATCATCGGAGTGGATACCGGCAAGAAACTACATTATGTCGTAGGCGGAGAGAAAGGGCTTTTCTTTTATGATGAGGCAAAGAACTATGAAGAGATAGAACGTTTACTTGAACGGTGGAAACGCTCTATCGCTATCATTGATCAAGGTGGAGATTTGATAGGTTCACGTGCTTTAAGAGAAAAGTATCCGGGGAGAGTGTTTCTCTGCACATTCGGTACCGATAGGAAGACAAAAGAGCTGGTGAGGTGGGGAAAGAATGACGAAGATGGTGCCGTGTTGGCTGATAGAAATAGAAGTATCCAGTTGGTTGTGGATGAGTTTACAGATGCGAGAATACCGATTCAAGGACAGGAGAATGATTGGTATGATTACTATCTCCACTGGAACGCATTGACGAGAATCAAAGAAATGGACGATAAGACGGGAGAAATCAAGAGAAAGATTTGGGTGCGGAACGGAGATGACCACTGGGCTTTGGCGACAACCTACTGGAGAATAGGAATGTCGAGATTTTCTTCTTTGGAAAGCAAAATCATCGGTGGGACAAAGATGAGTATAGAAGAATCACCAGTTATTTATCCGAACAATTCGATGGATTCGCAATTCGCGCTACAAGCATATAAAAAAAAGGCGGCAAATGACTGGAGAAAAGTATGAATAGAGAAACCGAAAAACTCGCAATGATTCAAAGTCATTTTATCATTCCGGCACAACTGAAAAGCCTTTCGTGTGATGTTGTGATAAAGATACGCGATGGAGTGATAGTCTTTTCTGAAATGCAGGAAAAAGAGCTTAACCGGATAGTATTTGACAAGATTGCGGATATAGTGGTAGAATAAAAGCAAATTGAAATTGTCCTCACCGTAAATCGGAGGGATGTGAAAATAACGACTCTTGTCGTTGTAATTACATCCCTCTTTTTTTGCGTCTAAACGGCGTGTTGGTAAAACAAGACGAACGGCAACAGGGATGGCTACGCCCGACAAAATAGGAACCGCGCTACCCACTCGCCGTCTATACACAAAATATGTTTGAAGGATTCAAAGGTCTGTTCCAAAATATCAATCGACACAGGAAAGGTGATCAAGAATTTGAGGGAATTTTAGATGTGCTTGAAGAGTTGCGTTTGGATATGGACGATAAAGAACTCATTGAGTTAAAAAATACTTGGTTACAGAAATGGGAGAAATACTATCCAGAAGTAGAGAAGAAACAAAAAGAAAACGAGAAGTATTGGAGAGGAGAACATTTTGAATCGGCTAAAGTGGAAGAGACCGATCGGTCAATGGTGGATAATGTCATTTTTGAAGCAGTAGAGACTTTCCTTCCAATAGCCTCGAAGAAGAACCCCGATCCGACAGTCAGAACTGACAATACGAAAGAGGGAATGGATTTATCTAAGAAAGTCCAATCAATGCTCGTTTATCAGGCAGACATCCAGCATTTGAAACTGAAATTGAAGAAAGTTGTGCGCTTTTGGGCTTTATATCTTTTGGGAGTGGTGAAAATATCTTGGAGTGTTAAGGAGAATGACATTTTCACAAAAGCCATCAGACCGCAAAAACTCATCTTCGATCCAGATGGGACTATCAACGAGGATATGCAATATGACGGGGAATATCTTGGAGAGTACAAAAGCGAGATAGCCTCCACTCTTGTAAGGAGATTCCAAAAAAAAGCGGATTTTATTAAAAACATCGCGGGAGGAAAGATGGGTTCTCGGATTCAGTATATCGAATGGTGGACAAATGATATTCTCTTTTGGACACTCAAAGAGGAAGTGTTAGGGA